TGTGCTTTGAAGTCTTAAGTCACTGCTTTGAATTTGAAAAGTATTTGAATGATTATTTATAATTTTTGAGTTGCTTCCATTATGGAAAATTTCTAAATCTCCACTAGTTCCAAATATTGCTTTATCATTATCAGCAAAATCAATATCGTTACCATTACTTTGTAAGTCACCGCCTAGCTGTGGTGATGTGTCCTCAACAATATTTGATAACTTACCACTAACAGTTGTATTAAGAGCAGCTACATCTACACCATCTACTGTGCCTGATACGATAATGTTACCTGTAACATTAATACCTGCTACAGTAACACCAAGAATTGTACTTCCAGCATTTTGTACTTGTATATTACCTTGTCCAGAATCATTTATTATAGAGTTACTTCCATCGTGATAAATTTCTAAATCTTGAGAAGCACCTAGCTGTAGCTTGCCTGTGTCGTTTGGTATTTGTACGTTACCGTCAGATTTTATTCTTAACCTTTCTGTTAACGATCCTCCTGTAGGTCGTGTTTCAAATCTAATATCTCCATCATCAGCAGCAGTAGATCTAATAGTAGATATTCGACCAATAATATTATTATTTTCATCATTAAATTTGATAGTACCAAATGCGTTACCGTTATTTCCAGCAGCGTTAGTTCTTTTAAGTATAAGTTCTGTAGAACCAGAAGAACCATCAATTTGAGTCCTATCTGCAACTGTTATTCCAGTTGAGGTAGTCGAAAGTTTAATAGCATTATCGTAATAGAGAAATGTTTCTGCATTTTTGACACCTTTAAAATAATTTTCGCCATTCGGTGCTTCTAAAATAACTGCGACATCACCTTGAATAAATAAAGCACCAGTGCCAGTGTCTGATATATAAGAATTTGAGCCATCGTGATATATTTCTAAATCTTGACTAGCACCAATTTGTAATTTTGCGTTGTCTCCTGGTATTTGTATATTGCCGTCAGGAGTAATTACTAATCTATCTACTGCATTGCTAAAGCCATTTACTGCTCCTGCTGCTGTTCCAGTTTTTAATTTGATACCTCCAGTAGTTCCAGCAGAGTTAAGTATTTCTAAAACATTATCATTAGTATGTATAGCACTTAAATCTAATCCACCATCTTGTCTGAATATTATTCTTGGATTGTCGTTCTCATTATTATTATCTGTATCAGCTTCAATAATTACAGTACAATCACCTGACGTACCAGAACTAAAAAAGTGTTGTGTACCTATTGCACTTATACCGTTTTGGGTTGTTTGAAATTTTTTAACGGCATCATAATATAGCTCTACGGCTGCATTTGGAAGAAATACTGCCATATTTTCATTACCACTGCGATTTTGCAAAGTAATTCCAGAAGTAGCATGACCTGTTTTTAAGAACAATGCACCTGTTATGTTGTCAAGTACTCCATGAGCTCCACTATGAAATAGCTCTAAATCTTGAGAAGCACCAAGTTGTAATTTTACGTTGTCTGCTGGTAATTTAAAGTTTCCAGTACCATCAAATACTGCGACATTTGTAGTTCCTTTTCTAACAATTAAAGTATTATCACTTGTATTAGTATTCTGGTTTTGAATTACTGGATGAGAACCACCCATACTGAAAGTAGCTTTGTATGCTGCATCTCTTTCATCAATAACAGTTACCGCACCCCCTTCACCTGCTGTAACTACTAATCCATCACTATTATTAGTTGCAGTAACTTTAGCTCCAGTTGAAGTTGTCTCAAGTTTTTTACTATTGTCAAAATATAACTCTACGGCTGAATCTGGTTTAACAATAATTCCTTCATCTGCTCCTGATGAGGGTCTTATATGAAGATTTCCAGTACCATTTTTTATATAACCAGCACCACTGAAATGAAATATCTGTAAATCTTGAGAATCACCAAGCTTTAATCTTTTATTATCAGGCAATGCGATATGCTCGCTACTTGTCCAGCTATCTGTAGCATCTAACCATTGGAACGTCTTATCTGTAGCACCCCTTAATGTAATACCACCACCATCAGCAGTAGTATCAGTAGGAGTTGATACCTTGCCTAGTTCAATATTTTTATCTTCAACTGTAAGAGTAGTCGTATCAATCGTTGTAGTTGTTCCATTAACAGTGAAGTTGCCTCCTACTGTTAGATTTCCAGTGATCGTACCACCTGCAAGCGGTAATTTATTTGTTATCGCAGTATTAGAAGCATTAATAGCGTTAGCTTCAATACCATCTAATTTAGTTCCATCAGTAGCTACGTCACGACCATCAACCGTTCCAGTAACAGTTATATTCCCAGTTACATCAAGCCCTGCACCAACGTCTAAATTGCCAGTTATATCTACAGTTCCATTAGATGCAATAGAAAGTCTAACAGCAGCATTAGCAGCTTTTATAAACTCTAATGCCCCAGTATTATTTCGTATTCTGTAATCAGGATTATTGTCAGAATCTTCAAAAGTAATTTGTGGGTTTGTAGCCCTACTTACTTTTAATTCACCAGTAGTTGCTTGCCCAGTTGTAGTTATATTCTGAGATCCAAAATCAGGAGATATTTTTGTTCCAGCTATCGCTGCACTGGCACTTACATCAGAGTTAACAATAGTAAGATCAGGAATATTAGCACTACTAATTGTGATACCTGTAGGTAACGCTCCAGTTGCAAGTTTTGTTAAATCAATCGCAGCATTACTAGCTATATTTGCATTATCAATCGCTCCAGAATTAACAACAATATTTGTACCATTACTTGATACAGTTACATCACCCTTATCACCATCAGAAAAAGTACCCTGTGGACCCTGAGTTTTTACAGTGACAACACGGGTTTCTCCGTTTACTGTGACTGTATTTTTTGTAGTTGTAACATTAACTGAAGTCATGTCGTGTATCCTTCACTTACATATATAGTACCTTCTAAATAATATTCTTTCGACCCCGAAGGATCAGTTAATAACACATCGTATTTTAAAATTTCAGGGGTAAATGTAGCTGTCTGTGTATCTGTTAACGCTATAGAAATAGAACCAGCAGCACGATCTGTATAAGTAACAGCAAAATCTGCATATTTTGTGGTTCGTGTCTCTTCCCAAACCTGTGCTTCTACTGTATATCCTGTTAAATTTATAGCTGCATCATTTCCATCTTTAAACAACAGAGGAATAGTATGATCTGATCTACGCTGTAACGTAAAATTATATGTTCCAGGTTGAATTGCCATTTTTTATATTAAGTATAAATTAAATCTCATAGAATGTAAGCTTCACTAAACAATTTCCTGTACAACTATACTTGTTCCAGCACGTAAAACAGGGTCTTCATCTCCACCTCCCGTAAATCTTGCTTGAATCGTATAAGTAACCTGATTTCCACCATGAGAACTTGTATCTTTTAAAGGGAAATGTAAATTTAAATCTTGTTCCGAGTTAGGGGCTGTTGTTGTATATGTGACGAGTGTTGTACTACCTCTATTAAGACGAACCTGAATTTGTTTAACACTACCATCACTATCTCTTGCACTTGTTGCACTCCCGTTCATTTGAACTAAAAGTGCTGTTCCTGATGTACTAGGTGTAATGTTAAGAGTAAGTTTTGTTTGATAAGAACTATTGCTTACAGTTTGATTGCTACTTAAACGTGCTACTTCAACAGCAGGTGTACTGGAAACTGATAATGTATCTAATTTTGCACCGTCTACAGCAATATCTCTACCATCAACTGTTCCTCCCACTACTATGTTATTTGTAACGCTTAAAGAATTAAGAGTTCCAACAGATGTAAGACTTGATGCAGTAACACCACTCGCTAATGTATTTCCTGTAAGTGCGGAAGCTGCACCAGAAAAAGTCGATACCGTTCCAAATGATAACTTACCACTTCCGTCAGTTTTTAAAAATTGACCATTACTTCCATCCGCTGTAGGTAATGTGAAAGTAAAATTAGTTCCTACTGTTGTATCTGCTTTTAATCCTATGTAATGTGAACTATTAGCATCACCAAATCTAATCTCATTTTGTAAATTTAAGGTAACACCATTTTGATCTAAAAATAATTGTTCAAGACCAGAAGCCGCAACACCTATCTGATTTGATGCTTTTCTAAAAAATCCAGTAGTGGAATCTCCAAAATGAACAGAAGGATTTGCAGCAGTTTGATTAGGTAAAGCTAAAATACCTGTCATAGTACCACCACTGGCAGGCAATAATCCTAAGTTTGCTGTATTAACTGGACCTATAGTTGTAAAACCAGTATTATCAGAGTTTCTTATTTTTAAATTATTATTGTCTGCTGTATCAACATAGGGCATAAAAGCTGCTGTATTACTTGGATCAGAACCACCACTATTAAGAGTTTTTATAGCATCAAAAACAGCATTAAGATCACTTCTTACAGAAGCACCTGACGCATTGGCTATGTTGTAATCTGATACCTGACTCATTTAGAGAATACTTTTCTCCATATTACACCCCTTTACCATATCCTACAGCAGAAAAAGTAAAAGACCTATCAACAAAAGTATTAACATTATTTCTCATAACCTTAATAGTAAAGCCTGTTCCACTGACATTTGATATTTGAAAAAAATCACCATCTATAGCATCCTCTATTGTAATTGCAATAGAAGGTAAAAACGCATTTGCTCCACCTAAACCAGTGGCTCCTGTGAAGAATGGCGATCCAAAAGTTACTGTTTTACCGGAAGAAGATGTGCCTGATTGTTGTGGTGCGGTAGAAGTGCCACTGCCAGTTTGATAATTTTGTTCTGTTCTTGCTTGAAATAATGCTGTAAAACCTGCTTGTTGTACGTTTATGTTCTGTGCAGTATTAGTAGTTTCAAGAATTAACTTAAATTTAAATCTACGGCCTTTAAACGTTCCATTTGCAAAATTATTAAAATCATCAAACGATCCTGAAGCAGTCTGTGAAGTTGCTACTTGAATCTGACAGTTTGTTTCATCTGCTGCTGCTCCATCAAAATTACCATCTGTTGCATAATTATCCCACAAAGTGCCTGCTGGTATTAAGGTTTCAATATTACTTCCCAGATTAAAACCAACAGCTTGTATTTTTCGTGTCAAATCAAGAGAAAATACAGCACCTAAATCAACAATAGATGCAAATTCATAAGTACCGATAGCATTTGCAGATGGATCAGTAAGTTGTAAAGCACTTGCAGAATTATTAAAAGAAGTATTAGTTTTAGTTCCGCTAAATGGTGTGCTTAATAAATCTTCTCTTTGCGTAAGTATTGTTTGCGTATCTATTAAATCAGGTAAATCAACAATAATACCTGTTTCACCTACACTAAAGTTTCCATTATCATCCTGAAACTTAAGAATATACTCTCCTTCCAAAAAAGGAACTACAGCATCAGTAGTATTACCACTTAAAGCAGTTATTAAATCTACAGAATTTTGAAATGTTCCTGTACCGTCAGTTTTATTACTATGTCTTACGTAGACACGACCACCATGTATTACATCAGGATCAACTGATTTATTCCATCTAAGTCTTACTAATTTATTTGTTATAGGTTCTAAAGTTAAATTTTCAACAGCATTTGGAGGAGCAGTTTTACCAACAGCATTAAAAGTAATACTAGTATGAGTGGCAGATAATTTTAAAGCAGCATTAAATGAAAAGACTTTAAATTCATAAACACCTGCTTCTGTATTTAAAATTTCAAAATCTGGTCTTAATACTGTCCTACTAACCCAATTAGTATTATTAAATCTATATTGAACCAAATACTGAGTTACACCTGTAACTGAAACCCAAGATAAAATTAATTTTGATACTGCAAGAGCGTTTATTACAACAATTCTTTCTGATGCCTGTAAATTTGATGGGGGATTTTTGGGGCTATTAAGTAATGAAACACCTCTTGGCGGTAAAGAAATACCTTGTTCAATATTTGCATACTTTCCATTAATATAAGTTAATGCGGTAATCGCATAATTAATACCATCTTGTTCTTCAACAGTTATTACTCTAAATGTCTGTGCTTCTAAAGTAGAACTCTGTAGTAACCATATAGCATTTACATTTGGTGTTGCAGATAAGGCTGAATCTAATGTAATTACACTTCCTACAATTGCAGTTACATTTTTAGTTTCAACTGTGCCATCGGGCAATATTACGCTGCATTTTTTATTCGATCCAGTAAATGTATCTAAATCTGTTGTGTTATCGACAGTAATTTGCGTAGTGGTCGCTGCATTTATTCTTCCTGATCTTCTTTTTCCACCACGAACAGGATCGTTAACAGAAATAACAGATCCAGGTCTTACGATTGCACCAGCATCTATTGATGTTGTAAAACTAATAACCTCTGATTCGTTCTGTTCACTAAATAGTATTGCCTTGCCTAATCTCTGAGCCTGACCACGGGAAGTACAGGCAAATGCTTTTACATCTTTTTTTACTATTCCAAGTTTTGCCTGTGCAGCAGTATCTTCTACGACTTCATAATCTATTTCTCTACTATCCATGTTAAAATAACTGACAGAAATAACAGTATTTCTTTGTTTTAAGCTGCTACCAGAATATGAAAACCCGCCTTCACCTACGTTTGCCAAACTAAATAGATAACTAGGATCTGTTGGTTTATCTTGCGTAATAGTGACAGAACCTTCAGACCAGATAGGAAAACATCTCATAACACCAGCTAATTCATTAATTAGTGTGTATGCCTCCATAGATCCCTGTAAGTTTACATTGCAACTAAACCTTGCTTCTTGTCCACCAAGACCATCATCTACTAATTCATTTGCATATCTACTAGCTGCTACAAAACTAAATAAATCTAAATTACTGTCTGTAATATGCGTTCCAAATCCGTACCTTTCAGTCGTGAGGAGGTCGAGTAATATTAGACTCGGACACGAGCACCATTGCGATGCCTGCATTGTTCCATTAAATATGTAGCCACTTGGGTAAATAATTCTTCCTGTCTGTAAATCAACAGTAGGTGTACCAGAGTTAGATGCCCCTGCTCCTGGTATTCTTACCTTTACCCCACGAATACGAAAAGCTCTTTTTGGTATAGAACTAAACTGTTCAGAATCTATCCTTAAATTTGCATAAGCACTATTTGGATATGTTTGTTTGTCATCAATAATTTCACCAAGACTTGTCCACGTAAAAGCATCTTTAAGTGAATCAGATGTACTATCTGCTGTAATTCTTACAACTCTTATATCTACAGGAAATGCACCAGTTATATTTACACGATATTCTTTTTGGTAAGCATCAGCAGTACGACCTGTAATAGTGTCTGATAAAACATCGCTGAAACCACCCCCGTTATATTGAACTTGTATTTTTAACTGAACAGAAGAACCAAGCAAGTCTCCCTGATCTGTAGCTTTCTGTAGCTGCGGAAATGTAATTGTAACTTTGACAGCATCAACATTAGTATTTGTTATTTGACGAGTGACAGGAGAAGAAGTTGTTACCGTTACTCCAACACCTGTTGTTGACTGACTACTTTCAATACCTGGAATATGCTCTTGATTTGACGTTCCAAAACGAGGTGTAAATCCTACATTTTGAAAGTTAAAATCAGAAGTTTGCGGACTTGTATTGCTGGCGTTAGCATTAAGTATCGGAGTATCGTTTAAAAATATATCTTTTAATGCTGCATTGTTATATGCTGTAGTGCCTTTTGTAAGTCCTGCTTTTGATGGAGTAGCAAAACCTTCTATCTCTCCTTCAGATAATAAATCTTGAATCGTAGCAAACTGCCTACTATTTAAAGTATCAGGTGCTCTTGTTGGAGATGGTGGAGTGGGAGGAGGACCACCAGAACCTCTAATAATTTTATCTGTCATGCTTGTACCTGATTTGTGTCAATACCAGCAGAAATAACAACTGATCCAGTTACTATCTCACCATAAGCAATAGGGTGGCTAGTTCCTGCTCGTGATGTATTTTGCACTCCAGAAAAACTAAATGATATTCTTGGATCTTCTTCGTTTGAAAAATCGGGTATATCAGGTATAGGAAATAACATATCTGATACTCCACTTAAAACTAAGGCAGAACCTACTCCAAATGCAGCTTTAGTAAAACCACTGGCTGCTGCAAGAGATTTCCCAAAACCTCCTGTAAAAGTTAAACCACCAAACGCAAAAGCACCTCCAATTAATGCAGCACCTAATAATATTTTTCCAAAATTTCCACCAGCACCACTAATTACAGGAACAATACTTATATCCGATTGACCGATAGGAT